ATTTTGTACAACATGAACTTTTAGACCATTTTAATATGATAAAAAAGTTACGCAAATACACTTCTGATTTACAAATGAGGGCAAGAACCTATATTGAGTTTAAAGGTGAACATAGCGAATTATCAAAACAAATATCATTAATAAAAAAAGGGTGGGTGACCGAATACATATTTGTAGATAGAATGATATTGGAGGTTGAAAAACCAATTAATGTTGAGATAGAATTACCTGATGGTGAACAAACATTAGATATATATTATCCGTATATTTTAAAGAGAGATGAAGAATATGATGAAGAGGGTTCATTTATGCATCATTGTGTTGCAACATATTCAGATAAGAAATCATCAATAATTATTTCTATTCGAACTAAAGACGGTTCTGATAGAACAACTTGTGAGTTCGATTGTCAAACAGGAAAACTAATTCAAGCTAAACATTTTTGTAATAAACAACCACCACCAGAAATGGAGTTGGCGATAGAAGAACTTAGAGACAAAACAGAATATTACGCTAGAATTGGTTTATTACATTCATTAGAACAAAAACGAGTTCCTGTTAAGATAAACGGAGTCGAAATTGTAGTGGAAGATAGAGAACCAAGACGCGTAAATGATTTGTGGGGTGACCTTGGGTTAAGGAATCCAGTCCCATTTTAACTACACAATGTAATAAAATCCATATATATTTCTTATATGGATTTTTTATTTAAACACAATCAAGAAAAGTCGGAAAAAAATAGTGATGGTAACTCAACTTGTAGTTTAAAATTATTTTACGATGGAAGTACAATTATATATTCGGCAGTTTTTGAATTTAATTATCAGAGGTATGGTAACAGGAAACACGTAACATTTGAACACATGTTGGAAATTGACACAAACAATGGGGATATCAATGTGAAATATGATATAATAAATGATGGATTAACAAATGAACGTATATTCAAAACAACAACTAAAACCAAGAGAAATGATTTTAGTATGTTACATGATTTAATTGAGAATGGATATGTTCGTGGAGAAAAAAGAAAAGGATATTGGGGAGTAAAATATAATAGGTCGATTGAAAACATGTTTAATATTATTTTAAATTTACTAAGAGTTAAATTTAAATCTGACTTTTTAATAAATAAAAACTATCAACCCGATTCAGATGTGTTTAATTTATATACATTAATTGTTGATTTTCATTTAGATATGAAAGGGATTAAAGGACATGATGGTGTATATGATGATATACAAACCGAATACCCAAAAAAGAAATGGTTAATTAAAAATGATTATAAATTTCTACCATCAATTTTGGACTCTTATGGGATAAAATCTAAATACCTAATTGGTGAATTAAATAAAAATTTTAGTAGAAAAATACAAATAGGTTCACTTAATTATTTATGTAAATTATTTGGAGAAAACTATATTGATTATTTAAAACAAATTAATTGGGATCGACATTGTTATGAAAATGTTCCAAATAAAAAGTTACATTATTTAAAAAATGACTCGGAAAAAAATTATATGGTTCTAACCATAAATAAATGGGAGACCGAGAGCATCAAAACAGATTCATTAATATACTCCTTAAATAAATTATTCACAATTAGGGAACAGTTAGAACAAAGGGGTATTGATTTAAAATACACATCAAAAAATGATGGAGACTTTGATAATTTATATGAGAATTGGTCGGGAATTAAACGACACTTTTCGAGAGGATATAAGTTAAAATACAATTTACCTGAAGAATTTATTAATGACATTGAAAGAGAAATTGTAATTGATGGTGAAATTTTTAAACCAAAATTAATTTTAAATGAGGATGACTTTAGAATTGAGGGTCACAAAATGAAAAACTGTATGTCAAAACAGTTTCCACACGGAGCCATTTATATTTTTGTGGCGATACAACTTAATCGGAAAAGAATCAATCTACAATATCGAAAAGGACACCTAATCCAATCATTTGGAAAGGCCAACACACCAGTCAATAAAATTTTTAATGAGGCCACCACAATTTTAACCTCAAGATTTAAACATCACACAAATATTGAGTGGAAAAAAGAAAAATATTCAATCATAACTAATTGATTTTCAATATATATTTTAATTAAAAATATATTCTTATTTTTTTTGGAATTTCATAATTAATACTTAATTTTGTTTCATCACTAAACAATAAACAACATGAAGTATTTTTCCGTGTGTAGCGGTATTGAGTCCGCTACCGTAGCTTGGTCCCCATTAGATTGGGAATGTGTGGGTCTTTGTGATTTTGCATCCTTCCCACAAAAAGTATTATCTCATCATTATCCAAGTACAAATTTATTTTCAGACATCACTAAACTAAACGAGCATGAAAGCTACAAAAAAATCAAATTCAACTTATTGGTCGGAGGAACGCCTTGTCAATCTTTTTCCGATGCAGGACTCAACAAAGGAATGGATGATATCCGTGGTAGAGTCTCCCTTGAATATGCAAGAATTCTTAAAGAAAAACAACCAAGATGGTTCATTTGGGAAAATGTCGAGGGCGTTTTTAAAAACAAACACAAAAAAGCCTTATGTGAAATCATCTCCTCTTTCACAGGTGTTGACTTCAAACCAGAAAGTCTTGACAAACAAGGTGTTGTCCAAGGTGAAGAATACTCAATCGCTTATAGGGTTTTCGACAGCCAATACTTCGGAGTTCCCCAACGACGCAAAAGAATCTATATTGTCGGATATCGTGGAAAAAACTGGAAAATCCCATTCTCAGTATTATTTGAGCAAGGATGTTTTGAAAGCGTTGAAGAAAAGAATAGAATCAAGAGGGATGAGTACACCCAAAATATTCTTGGACAAATTAAACTCGCTGGTACGGTAACTAAATCTTATGCTCAAACATTGGTCGATGGTTTTGGTAAAGTATCAACATCAAACTATTGGGCGGATAAAGAAGGTATTAGAAGGTTTACTGAACGTGAATTAGAAAGATTACAAGGGTTTCCTGATGGTTACCTTGATTTTGAAATTAACGGTAAAAAACCAAGTTATTCTTCCGTTAAAGGGGCTATTGGTAATTCAATGACTGTCAATGTAATGTATTGGATTGGACAACGAATTAATTTCATTGACAATTATGTGGAATCTAAAAAGATTTTGAAATCCAAGAAAAATTAACTATATTAGATTATGCAAGAAAAAGAATCAAAAACAAATAGTCATTTTTGGATTAGTATTATAAAGTCCATCATAAGATTTGGAGCATGTTATTTTTTATTTAATGGTGACCTTAAAAGTTCGGCATTGTTATTCGTATTAGCTGAAGGTTTAGGTATTGCCGAAGAAATATTTTAAATATGAATCATTATTTAACTCACGCATTCGTAAAAAAATTAAAAGATGAAAACAACAGAAAGGCCAACGAACAACTTCGACACGGTAGTGTTCAAAGAACTGAACTTCCAACCACACCCGATGGGGATAGGAAATCAATGTATAGTTCAGTTTCCAAATGGTTACGGAGCTAGTATTGTAAAAGGTGAACATACTTACGGAGGTAAGAATGGTTTATATGAAATTGCCATCTTTGGTAAAGATGGTGAAATATCATATAGTACACCAATTACAGATGATGTACTTGGTTACCTTTCGGAAGAAGATGTGGAAAAAACATTGACTGACATTAAAAATTTAGACTAATGACAACCGAAACTAAATTTAGAGCGGGGTTAACGATAACATTAATAGGTTTGACCATAATGACGTTTGAATATTTTGAGAAGGACAGAGTTTATCAGGAACTTAAAGTATCAACATCAAAACAAATTGATAGTCTTCGTGATGAATCCTTTATTCATTTTATCGAAGCGGGTAGATATGAAGTTGCTTTAGAAATTTATAAAGAAACAAATCCCAAGGCAGTTCAAGAAATAGAATTAATTAAAGCAACACAAACAGAGTAATATGAGTGAAAAAAATACAAACTTTCATATTGGTAATGGATCTTATATTAATATACAAACTAGTTCGATAATCAAACTAAGTGAGGAGTTTGTTGTGTACACCGAAGACGGACCAATTTCATTAACAGTAGATATTGTTGCAGATTTTGCAAAAATAGAAAAAAAACATCATGAGATATTTTTTAACGTACTATCTTCAAAATATTTAAACAAAGCGTCTTTTGGTGATAACCCCTTCTCAGAATGCAGACCCATTGTTAAAAGAAAGTGGTGGCAATTTTTTAAACCTAAATTTGTGGAATTATGACAACAGTTGAAATTATTGGTTCATTAATGATTCTTAGTGGAATTTTAATTGGGTATAGTATGTATACCGCACCTGAAATGGATGAAAATGGTAGAATAACAAAACCAGGTAAAAAACTTAGAGACTTATTTAAAAAATAAAATATGATATTTATCATATAATCAATTCACATGGCATACGGAGATAAGGTAATAGACCATTTCAATAACCCACGAAATGTAGGAACTTTGGATAAAAGTAAATCCAATGTAGGTACGGGATTGGTGGGTGCACCCGAATGTGGTGATGTAATGAGATTACAAATTGAGGTTGTTGACAATATTATTGTCGACGCAAAATTTAAAACCTTTGGATGTGGTTCAGCAATCGCAGCGTCTTCTTTAGCCACCGAATGGTTGAAAGGAATGTCAATAGATGACGCTATTAAAATGGATAACATGGAGTTGGTTGAGGAACTATCATTACCTCCAGTTAAGATACATTGTTCAGTATTAGCAGAAGATGCTATCAAAGAAGCAATAAAAGATTATAGACAAAAGCAAGGAT